TTCTCCAACACACCCTTCGTTCCGTTATCGCTTCGCAAAAACAATGAGAAAAGCGGTTGGCGTCCAGGCAAAGGCAAAAATACATGGCTAGATCGGAATACAAAACGTGGTTATCGCTGGATGAGTTCGCGCAAATCCTCGGATTCAATCCGCTTGGGTTCAACCAATTATCCAGCGCGCTGTTTCCGAACAACGTCTGCGGCGACATTACCATGCAGTCCGATTACCAGCACTCTGACCGCATTGGCCGCGAAACTATTGCAATGACAATCCAGCAAGCCGAGCATGAAATGGCGCGAGAGGTTGGCTACAATCTCATGCCCGACTGGACACTGGATGAACGCCTGTCCTATCCGCGTCCGTCATTTCCAGAAGCCTACAACCTGTACGGTTACAACCCGCGTTACCAATTGAAGTCTGTGGAAGCCACTCGCGGACACATCATCTCAGGCGGAATACGCGCCAAATCGTTAATTGAGTCTGGCGCGGCGGTGGTGCGAAGCGATACGGACGGCGACGGTTACTCGGAAACCTGCACCGTAATAAGCGCCGTAACCATCACCGACACCAACGAAATCCACCTGTACTACCCGGCCAAATCCGGGGTGGACGAATGGGAGATCAGGCCGATCAAGGTCTCCATCTCTGGCGGGAATGCCACTATCCAGTTCAAAGCCTGGCAGATCGTCGCCGCCAACCAGTTGGATGCCCTCAACCCTGAACCACTGGATGCGGCGGATGCGGCCAGCTATGAAACAACCGTGGATGTCTACCGGGTTTATAACGACCCATCTACCCAGGCGCAACTAATGTGGGAATCGGACCCCGGATGCCTGGACTGTTATTGTGGAAGTTGCTATGCCTGCCAGTTCGGGACACAAACAGCCTGTTTCCACCTGCGTGACCCCCGCATCGGATTTCTGGTCCCTGCCCCGGCTACCTGGGATGCGACCAACCTGCGCTTCAATAGCGCCTATTGGTCTGCCTGCCATGACCCGGACCAGGTGAGACTGTGGTACTACAGCGGGTATCGGGATAACAGCCTGCTCAGGCCCTACGTGGAGATGAGTCCCTATTGGGAGTATGCTGTGGCCTACTACGCCGCCGCCAAACTAGACCGCCCGGTATGCGGCTGCTCGAATGTGTCCGAGTTCATCGAGAAGTGGAGGACGGACCTGATCTACACCAGCGAAGCGGGCGGGTTCACCATCACCCCTGAAATGGCCTCCAATAAGCTGGGTACGACCATGGGCGCTCTGTATGCCTACCGGCGCATCCACCAGAACGGGATACGGGTCAACAAATGAACCGACAGACTATCGAAGAAAACGGCAGGAAGTACGAGGCCCTGGTCGAGGGCGATAACACGATCATCATCGGCCCGCCTGAAGGATTGGTAGACGAGGCCGGGTTGCTCGAACCCTTCGCCACCCGCCTGCATAACATCCTGCACGCCAGGGGAATCTTGACCCGCAAGGACCTGAAAGGTCAAGCACTTATCGGGGCGCTCCAGGAGGCCTATGGCCTGGACGCCCAAAAATTAGCCGAACTCTATCACAAGGTTTCATAAGGAGGCCAAAGATGGCACCCAACGTCAAGCAAGTTTCAGCCCTGAATGTTCGTGTTTGGTACGTGCGGGGCGGCGTACACCCGGCTAGGACGCCGGAATTCCTGTCCCTCGGCAAGTTCGGGGATGACCCGGCCCAGACCATCGGCGAAGCCACCCGGGTCGGCGCACCCGACCCGAATAACTTCGACCGGGACATCCCGGTCGGGACCATCCCAGGAGCCACGGAGCGGGCCACCTTCTCGATCTCGTCCCGCTATACCGTCGATAAGTCCATTCTCATGGACTGGAAGAACCGCCGCTGCCGGGTGGACATCTTCGCCCTGGTGGGCAAATGTGGCAACCCGCAGGACTTTTCGGATGGCGGGGAGAAGTGGACCTACTTCCCGGATGGGGAGATCAGCGGTCACTCCCTGGAAAACTTCGGAGCCTTTGATCGCTCTGAAAACAACCCCACCAATGACATGGTGCCGATGACCAGTGAAGAGTATTATGAACTGCTCAAGATGCGCCAGGAAACCATCGGCGCTTCCGAAACGGTTCGGGAAATCTACACCATCGACACCTACGCAGGCGACAACTGCGATGACTGCCCCGACCCTTGTCTGAGGGTACTGGCGACCATGGCCGGGGCCAGTGCTACCCCCGGTACGCAGCCCATCTTGCTCTACTCGGATGACGGCGGTCTGACCTGGGATAGCGAGATCATCGACACCATGTTCTCGAACGAAGATGTTGCCGATGCCCAGATCATCGGCGGCGATTTCGTGCTTATCACCAACACCGGGCATGAATTCCATTACACCAACGTGGACGATCTCTATGCAGACCAGAATTCATGGCAGCAGAACGCCAACGGCTTTGTGGCCGGGAAAGGCCCGAATGCCTTGAGTTCCCCGGACGTGCGGCATGTCTGGGTCGTAGGAGACGGCGGGTATATCTACTTCACCAAGAACCACAAGACTGCCGTGGAAGTCCAGGATGCGGGTGTAGCAACCGCCCAAAACCTGAACGCCGTACACGCCCTGGATACCGAGAATGTCCTGGCTGTAGGGGACAGCAACGCCGTGATCTACACCGGCAATGGTGGCGACACCTGGGAAGCCGTGACCGGGCCTAGCGTAGGCGTCAACATGGGAGCCTGCTGGATGTGGGATGAGTCGGTCTGGCTGGTAGGGGAAGGCGCAGGCGGGAACGGAAAGCTGTGGATGACCCAGGATTCGGGCCATACCTGGTCTGAAATCCTGCTGCCCAATACCTACCTGCGGATCGACAAGATCGCATTCGTCAGCGAAGCCGAAGGTTATCTCTCGGCCCGCACGGGCGGTCAATCTTACATCTTGCGGACGATCACGGCAGGCAACGAGTGGACCGTATTGCCCCAGGGAAAGCTGGGGGTCGGGATCGACAACTCCTACTTGTCCGACATCGCCGTCTGCTCGAAGTACGCCAATTCTGTCTACGCCGCTGGCATGGCAGACAACGGGACCGCCGGGATCATCCTGAAGATGTCGGCCTAAACGATTCAAAAAAGGAAGCAAGGAAGCAATGGACGAAGACGAGAAACTTGTAAAAGCTGTAGAAAAATCACAGGAGGGTGGTGGCAGTCTCATCACCCTCTCTACCGGCGTGGTACTCAAAGCCAGGCAAGCCAACCCAATGGTCTTGATCCGGGTAATGAGCGCCTTTCCCAGGCCGGAGCCGCCGGTCTACTTCAACAAGGCCATGAACCGGGAGATGACCAACCCGGACGACCCGGACTACATCGAACGGGTCAAAGCCTGGGAGACCCAGAACAACTCCCGCATCCTGAATGCGCTCATCATGCTCGGCACGGAACTGCACAGCAAGCCCAAGGGGATGCCCGGCCCGCAGGACGATGGCTGGATGGAAGACCTGGATGCCCTGGAATTGCCGACCAAGCCGGATAACAAGGGCTGGCGGTATATGACCTGGGTACTCTCGAAGGCAGCGGTCAATGAAAAAGACCTGGAAGCCATCCGCCTGATCGTCGGGCGCACATCGGGAGTTGCCGAGGAGGATGTGGCCGACGCAGAATCCTTTCCTGGGAGTGACTAAGACTGCCGGAGGACTAGAGTATCCGGTCAGCCAGGTCGAGATCGAGAACGGGATCAGTGCGGGCCTGCACTGGCGCGCCATGGCTCACGGGATTGTGCCGGTTTACGAAGAACATACAGCCCGCCTTGAGCGCAACATCGGCATTGCAGACTGGTATGAAATGGACCCGATGGAACGGGCTATTGTCGTAGCGGCTCGCCGGATACGGATGGCCTCGGAAGCGCACCAGGCCGATGCAGAGATCAAGGAAGCCAGGAAGAAGTCTAACCAGAGGCAGGCGTAATGGAAAAGATTGGCGTTGAAGCCGTAATCAAGGGCCTGACCAAGTTCATGGATGGGGCGAAACAAATTGACCAGGGCTTGGAGGGTATCCGCAACCAGGGCACGCTCTTACAGCGTGCTTTTGGCGCGGTGGGGGATACGTTCAGCGGTTTCGGCGGGAAGGCTATTGATGCCATGAGGGGGGTGGCAAACTTTATTGCAAACACCCTGGCCCATGCCTTCGGGGAGCTATTGGCGGATGCCGTCCAGTGGGCGGCCAGGCAAATAAAGGAGTTGGTGGAAAACACCATTGATGCGGGGAAAGAATTCCAGACCCTTGAATTGCGGCTGGAGCGATTGAATTTCAACGACTTGGTAGAGTCTGGCGATGAATATGCGGATGTCTCCAAAGAAGCCATCCGCCTGACCAAAGAACAACTGAAATGGATTCAAAAACTTGCCGTCCAAACTCCCTACGACAACACAGACATTGCCAACGTCTATACCCTGGCCCGCTCTTATGGCTATGCGGACAAAAAGGCCCGCTCACTTACCGAGAGCGTGACAGACTTCGCAGCCGGGATGGGTCTTTCTGGCGAACACATTGAGCGGATCATCATCAACCTGGGGCAGATGGAACAGCAAGGCAAGATCACCGGCACAGAGTTACGGGACCTGGCCCGAGGCTCTTTTGTGCCGGTCAATGACATTCTTCAGCGTGTGGCCGAAAACATGGGGATCACGACCGAAGAACTCAACAAGCTCAGAAGTGAGGGCTTAGTTCCCGCCTCCGAGTTTATCACCGCCTTCCAGCAGGTCGTGGAAGAGCGCTTTGTGGGGGCGGCTGAAAAAATGGCCGAGACCATCCAGGGCGCAACCGATAACATGAAGGACTTTGTGAAGTCTATCGTAGGCTTCAATATCATCAAGCCTATCCTGGATACGGTCGGCAAGAAGATTGCAAAATTCATGGATAAGCTGACCGAGGAAAAACGCTGGGATGCCATCGTAGAAGCGGCAGACAGGATCGCGGCGGCACTGGTCAGCATTACCGAGGGGTTGATGGGAATGCTTCCATCGGCTACCTCGATGGCTGATGGTGTGGTCGTATTCTTCCAGAAGATCGCCGATTGGCTGGAGGAGAACAAGGATGACATCATCCAGTTCTTCAAAGACATGGGCGACAGAATTTCGAATGATGTCATTCCATTTGTCAAAGAGATGTGGGAGCGGTTCGTTGATTTCGTGAACGATCCGGCCTGGACGCGTGTGAAGCAATCTGTCAGATGGCTTGTCAATAATATTGGTGATATTGTTTTGGGAATCCTGGGGATGAAAGACGGCCTGGGGGATGACGATGAAAAGACTTTCGTGGATCGGATCGCAGATGTGGTTTCCTCGATTGCCCAATGGGTCAGCGAACACAAGGACGAGATTATTGATTTCTTTAGAACGGCGGGAGAAAAGATCGGTGAGCTTGTTGGGGCGCTCGTGGATAACAAGGATACTATCATTGGCGTATTCGAGGGAATGGGCGATGCCATTGCCTTTATAGCCCCTATTCTCATAGAGGATGTTCTGCCTGCCATTACATCTATTTTGACTTTTCTAAGTAAAAACAAGGAGGGAGTCCTGAAGTTCCTCAAGGCGGTTGCCATTGCTTTCATTGCCTGGCAGATCATTGCCACAATTGCCGGTATGGTCATTGGATTGATCGCCGGAGTAGTTGCTTTTATGGTGACCCTGGCCGGGGCAGTAGGCTTTATCATAGCATTCCCTGAAATCGCAATTGCGGCACTTGCTATGTTCTTAGGCTTCTTTATTGGTATATTCGCAGCCATTGTTGGGTATTTGACGGTCAAATTCTGGCCGCAGATCAAGGAGATTATGTCGAAAGTTTTGAACGATATTTCTAATCCTTTCAAAAAAATGTGGGACAAGGTAGAGCCATTCTTTACAAATCTCGGCAAGAAAGTCCACGACTTCTTTTACGGTATCGGGGAGACGGCGGACAATGCACTGGGTCTTGTGGACTGGCTGAACAAGGGATTGAAAATCATGGAGGGGATCGGTGCAGGGATTATGAGCGGGGTGGGCTGGGTCATCGATATTATGATCCAGGCGGCTTCGGATATTTGGAATGCGTTCCTGGATGCCCTGGATGCCCACTCACCCTCCAAGCTATTCGAGAAGGCCGGTAAGTGGTCTTTACAAGGGTATGGGGAGGGCATCCTTGACCAGGTGCGGAAAACAACCCAGTTGATGCAAGGAGCTATGGCCCAGGTAGCCATGCCCGCCCTGGCTATGCCCAGCATCCTGCAAACGGTGACGGCCCAATCCCCGGCGATGGCGAGCAATGTCACCAATACGCAGAACTATACTCTCAACCTGAACTCATCGGCCCGCACCGAGCCGATCATCCAGGATTTCAATATGATGGCAAGTCTGGCTGGATAATATGGCAACCATTCGTTTCCTCCTCCCCGAAGCCACCCGTAATTATATCAAGAACCCGTCTTTCCGATACGTTGCGGATGGGTGGACTGCTACGGGAGCTTCCATCAGCCGCACCCTGGAGCAGGCCCGTTTCAATGTGGCTTCGCTCAAGATCGTGGCGGCTGGGTCGGTTATCGGAGAAGGGGCCTACTACCGGGTCAGTGCATTGGCCGGGGTCAGTGACGATGCAACCGCCAGCCTTTACGTGCGGGGCGTGGGTGCGGTGCGGGTGCGGCTGACCGACAATGCCAGCGGGATGGAGTGGGCTTCGAAGTCGATTGCCTTGCGTTCGGACAGGTGGCAGCGGATCGAAGTAAGCGGGCGCTGTTCGGGCGGGGACGATGTACGCCTGTACGTGGAAACGGCTGACCGGGTGCAGGCGGTGACTTTCTACGCAGACGGGGCGCAGATTGAACGGCATCCTTACGCAACGACTTTCTGCGATGGAGACCAGCCGGATTGTCGCTGGAATATCGTTGCCCACGACAGCGAAGCAAGCCGGGATGTCTATACCCGCCAAGGGGGAAGGTGGGAGAATATTTCAGAGAAATGCGAAAGAAAGAATCTGTATGTCACGGTTATAGGGGGGGCGGGCATGGCCCCGATTGTAAACAATACCCAATCCTATGCAATGAACCCTGGGTCGTATTTCGACAACATGAAGGTCGAATCGAGAGTTATCACAATGTCCTTCCATGCCAAGAATGAAGACCTGCAAAACAAAAAGGAGCGGACACTAAGGTATCTTCATGAACTCAGGCAAAACCTTCTCGATACCATCAAGCCGGACAGGACGGGCAGGGGTCAGCCTTTTCTCATGGAATACCAGGACGGAGAAATACCTGTATATCTATGGGTACGCTACGATGGCGGGATGGAGGGGAGTTGGGATATTCGAAACCGCTGGGTAAATTCGTTCCCCGTTCGTCTTCTGGCTACTTCGCCTTACTATTCTGAAGACAGCCACGAAGTAGCATTGCTCTCTTTTACTGAAAGTCTTGGGCTTCTTCAGGAAACCGCAGGGCGGCAAGAGGGACAATGGTCTAACCTGAACTATGGAGTCAATAATGTACTCTCGGATATGGCCGTAGACTCCAGTGGCCGTATCTATATTGCGGGCAGTTTTACGGTAATCAACAACAACGCCCTTGCTATTGATCCGCTCAGGCCGGCTCTGGATATTGCCTATTGGGACGGAGAGAAGTGGAATTCAATAGGCATTACTTCGGTGGGGGGAACCGGGGCTATTTATGCGGTAGCCATTTCTCCAAACGGGAATATTTACATCGGCGGGATATTCACATCCATCAACGGTGTTGCTGCCAATAATATCGCTTACTACGATGGGACATGGCACGCCATGGGGGTCGGGGTAAACGACACGGTTCGGGATATTGCCGTGGCTCCCAACGGGGATGTCTATGTCGCAGGGGAATTTACTACCGCTGGGGGCGGGACGGCTGCCTATATTGCCAGATACAGGGTTTCGGGATGGAGCGGCATCGGGGCCTATAACGGGCTGAATGACACCGTATACTCTGTTGCCATCTCCAGAGACGGCTCGAAAATTTATCTTGGAGGAATATTCCAGGACGAAAATACGTCCCCCGGTGGCTCCCTGAAATACATTGCCCAATACGATACCGCCACAAACGCTTTTTCCCAGATGGGTTCCGGGATGAATCAGGATGTTTTCAAAATCATTGTCTCATCATCCAATACTGTTTATGCGGTCGGGGCCTTTACGCTTGCCGGTGGAGCCTCGTGCCTGAGAATAGCTTCCTGGAATGGGAGTGCGTGGTCTCCATTAGGGAGCGGACTCAATGCCTCTGCCTACGCCCTGGCAGAGGCGGCTAACGGGTTGATTTATGTAGCCGGAGGTTTTACTGCATCCGGCAATTTCGCCATCCAGAGATTAGCTGCCTGGAACGGTTTTACATGGATCAGCCCGGATGTTGTCGTAGCCGGACTATCTGCATCCATAAAAGCTGTTGTCACCAACCAGAACGGTGATATTTATATTGTCGGTTTTTCCCTTTCCAGTGCATCCAAGCAGTCCTCTTGTGCGGCGATCAACCTGGTGGAAAATATTGGAACAGCCGAAGTAAGCCCGATCATTTATGTACATGGGTACGGAAAACTCCGCTGGGTCGAAAATCAGACAAACGGAAAAATTGTCTACCTGGATGCTGAGATATTATCCAACGAAGATGTTTTTATTGATTTCGGGGCCGGAACTATAAAAAGCGATTTGCGCGGTAATATCCCCTATGTCGTGCTGCCTGGTTCTGATTTTTCAGACTTCACCCTATCTCCCGGAGAAAACAAGATAGCCATTTTTATGACCAACGACGTAGGTGGGATCATTCAGATTGGGTACACTCCAAGACACTGGAGTGCGGATGCGACGGTGGTCAATGGCGAATTATGAATTCTGGCTGACCGATGACAGCGGCACCCGCCTATCTCTCCTGAGTGGTTCGGAGCAGAAACTTGCGTTTGCGTCTTACTCCAGGGCGGTTTCCGGGTATGGCGTTCTTCAAATCGGACTCCCGTACAAGCCTTTTTCGGAGACGCTCAACCCGTATTTTTCTCCAGACTGGAGGGTCGAAGCCTGGCGCTCCCCGGCGGACGGATACGCCCTCAGGCTGGATGCCGTATTCTTGCTCAGGAAACCAAAGGTATATACACGTCTGGATGGTGTCACTATTATAGAGTTTTTTGGCAGGTCTCCGATAGACCTGCTAAACAGACGCTATATTATTCAGGCCGCAGGATCAACCTACGCTAAAGTCCTTACGGCCACCTATGCGGATGACATCATGAAAGGTATTGTCAGGAACCAGATGCTTTACGGATCCGCAAGAGATAAGGACGGGAGTGTTGACAATGACCGGGCCTATCCGCAAAATGAGTTTACGGTCCAGGCTAACTTTTCCCAGGGTCCCATTGTGACCCGTTCCTTCCCGGAGCAGAATGTCCTGGATGTGCTTAGGGAATTTTCATCAGCGACAATCCAATACCAGGACATTGACCCGACCCAAAATAAAATATATTTCGATGTGGTTCCGGTAGATATTGGAGGCAGGACAGGGTTCGAGTTCAGAACCTTTTCGAACTTACGCGGGACGGATCGGACACAGCAACTTGAGTTCAGTCTTGAGAATAAAAACATTACCCAGCCGTTTTATTCCATTGACCATCACGATGAAGTCAACGTTGGGATTGCCAGGGGTCAGGGCAGGGGCAGGAGCCGACCCTACCAGGAAATCCTGGATACGATCAGAATAAATTCTTCACGCTGGAACAGAGGCGAAGCGATTATCAATACATCCAGCGAGACAGACGACAGCGCCCTGGAAGACGCCGCAACCGCGCTGGCGAGTGAAAGAAAACCAAGAGAAACGTTCTATGCGACTTTCCTAAACTCGCCCGGGTCTGAGTCTACTCCACGAAGTCTCTATGGCGTGGACTGGGACCTTGGAGACCGGATCAGGGCTAATTATGCAGGCAGGCAATTTTTGTGCGAGATTATGGTTGTTTATGTTGCCATAGACGAAAACGGACAAGAAAACGTGACGGGCCGTAATCTCGTTGGAGAATTGGAATAATGAGTCTCCCACAACCCGACAGCCTTCTCCCGGAGCTTATCCGGCGTTTTGTTGACCTTGAGCGTAGGGTGCGTTTCAACGCCACGCAGATTCCGCTCTATGATGTCCGCAATGAAAACACGCCTTCCCAGATCACAGCTAACCAGGATAATTACGATCCTGGAGAGTATGACGTTCTAAGACTTTCGTCGGATGCCTCTCGGAATATTACCGGGATTTCCGGGGGAAAAATGGGACGGTGGATGACGCTCATCAACACGGGGTCTAATAACATTGTCCTGATACACCAGAGTACCTCGTCCCTGGCTGCCAACCGGATGATTATGTCGTCCGGTTTCAATGTTACCATTGGGCCTGGATACCATGTCGATCTGTACTATGACAGCACCTCCCTTCGCTGGAGAATCAACACCACCCAGGTTTCCGTGGGCCTGATCCGGGGCGCAGGGGCCACCCTGACCATTGCGGCTGGCTCGATCACCCCGACCCACACATTCCACAACATCGACACCGAGGGGGCGGCGGCGACGGATGACCTGGATACCATCGTCACGACCAATGCGGTCAACGGGGACGAACTAACCCTGATGAGTATCAATAATGCCAGGGACCCCACCGCCAGGGACGGGATAGACAACCTGAACCTGGTCGGGAGCGTCAACTTCACCTTCCTCACCAGCCGGGATACGTTCAAGCTGGTCTTGAAATCTGCCGCCTGGTATGAGCTAAGCCGTGCCACGAACTAAGGATAAACCTATGCCGACACCTCAACGGCGGGCTTCTGACCCGCGCATCGACACAATAGAAGAAAGCGTCAAGGGTTTGTTTGCGGACCTCCATGCCATGCGGGTGGAGGTGGAACCGATGCTGAAATCCTATAACAGGGGGACATTTCCAGCCTGTGCCCTGGAATCGCAACGGATCGAGACGATCAAGGCCACGGTGGACAAAGTGGAGAAAAA